ATGGATAAAAAAAAGTTTCTTTTTAATGCGGTAAGCTGTTCTTCTAACGGAAGAACGTGGACTCCTCCTGTCTATCATAAGGGAAAGGAGAACTATATTGATTTCCTTTCTTTTGATCCTGCTCTTGGCAAACTTCATCGTAAAAAGATTATGCTCGACCACATAAAGAGCGTGCGCACTCGTAACTCCTATGCTCATACCCTCATCGAGGAACTGACACAGAAGCTTATGAGAGGATGGAACCCATGGGTGGAAGCAAAAGCAGGGGCTCAGTTTCTGACATGGTCTGAGGTGTGCACACTCTATAGGCAGTATGTTATCAAACTGCATAACGATTCCAACTTCAGGGAGGAGACAGTGCGCGATTACCTCTCTCGCCTGAAGATTCTGGAGGAATGGAAGGGAATGAAGGAATTCAAGGTGTTCTATCCGTATCAGGTGGACGAAATGGTGCTGTCGAAGTTCATGGATTACATACTGATAGAGCGTAACAATTCCGTCCAGACTTATAACAATTACATCTCATGGCTCAGGACATTCTTCGGGTGGATGCGTGCGCGTCGATATGTTCACGATGATCCTACAGTAGGACTGCAGACCATAAGACGTTCGCGCTCCAAGAATCGAACTGTAATCCCAGAAAAGTCTCTTATCGCTATACGCACTTTCCTGGAGGGCAAAAACAAACATTTCTTGCTTGCCTGCTATATTCTGCATTATATGTTCGTGCGTCCTCACGAAATGTCCTTGCTCAGACTAAGCGACTTCCATATCGAGAAAAAGACTCTCATACTGCATGGCGACCAGACCAAGAACCGCCACGATGCAGTGTTGACTCTGCCAGACCATATCGTAAAGCTCATGATAGAATTGTCTATCTTTGACTATCCAGGGAACTATTATCTGTTCTCTGAACACTGTATGCCAGGAAAGGAATGGCACGACAGCAAACAGTTCCGCGATTACTGGAACTACCACGTAAGACGTAACCTGAAGCTGCCTGCCGAATATAAGTTCTACAGTCTAAAGGATACAGGCATTACGAATATGCTACGTGCCAATACTGATCCCATCAGCGTAAGAGACCAGGCACGCCACTCTTCACTGCTGATAACAAACACTTATACTCCTCTTGACATCAAGGAGGCTAACCCTCTTATACTCAACTATAAGGGAGTGTTCTGACAGGCTGTAGAAAACTTTATGGGTAGCAGCTGTAGTTTTCTATTCTATGACCTCATAGAAGTAGCCTGTCATCAGTGGGTCTATTCCATCCTCCTTGATGTCATATTCTATCTTTTCACATAGATATTTCTTGCCTCGAATGAGGAAAACATTTTCTACATCTGGTGGAGTGTCAGCGATGAACTGGAAGGTGTGCTGCGTGCGGAAATCAAGTGTTTTCTGTGTATTCTCTCCATAGGTAGCTACTCTCTTTAATGAACTGTCTCCTATTTCCGCTAAACATAAAGAATAGGGAGTGGAGTTGTATTTCATATTTTTATATGTGTAGTCAGTCCATCCGCAAGGAACTTCTATCATTCTGTATTGCTCTCCTTCAGGTTCCCAATAAACGGCTCCGTTACCATCGAGAACAATATTTACTACTCTCCATCCGTATTGTATGGGGCCAGCAGCTCGTAGTCCTGTAAAAAAGAACACCTGAAGCCTGTCTTCTGGCTCGCTCTTCTCAGGTGCATCGTTATTTATGTCTGCCCACAGGTCTTCAGAAGTTTCGGTACCACTGTCTCTTTCGTCGGTCATCGTAAGCATGACAGCCTCTATCGTATTCTCCTGCACTGGAGAATACTGACCTGCAGGACCTCTTCTTTCTATGAATACATTTTTTACCTCGAAGTCGAAATACTGCAGACCTACGGGTGAGATTTTCAACTTTTGTAATTCTTCAGTCTCATTAACTACAACATCCCTGAATTGGTCAATATATACTATTCTTTTTGTATCCTTGTTATAGCAGGCTCTCACCCCATGCGCATTCTCGTACAGATATTTTGCTTTTTCCTCTTCTGTCCAGTTTTCCCATTCACTTGTATGAACCACGCCGAGGTCCTTCTTCTTATACATCATGAGCAGATTTCTGTCTGCATGGTCATAGTCGTGTGAGTCGCTAAGGTCGTAACCGATATTGGAGGCTATCGTAAACTTGCTGTCGAGTTCTTTGGCTTCCTCGTCGCTTACCTCGGCATCAAAGTTTTCCGTTATCTCCACCTCTGACACTTTTTCTTCATCCTCGCTTCGCCTGTGAAATGTTATAGTTTCCTTGTATTCGTCAACAATAATGTCACAACGAAGAAAAAGCTTCAGTTGTTCCAGTAGTTCAGCAACAGTCCAGTGTGGCAGCATATAGTTGGGGTAGCGCGTGGAGCGTGCGTTTGCAATATAGATGCTTTTATATATTGGAGCGGAATATTCAGAGAAGTCCACATCGTAGCCTAACTGGTAGAAAAGTTTCTCTATGATGTAGAATAGTCGTGGCTGTGCGACCTCTGGGACCTGGTAGAACTCGAAATTGTTCTTGCCTTTCTCCACCTGCCACCAGAAGAAGTCGTTCTTCATCTCATTCTTCGTTTCGTTGTATGCAGGTACGAAAACGAAGTTTCCATCTGCAGACGCAAAGTATTCACCGTTCTGAGTCATGCCAGTAGCCTTCCAGTAGTATATGTCGTCAACTTTCATGTGCGCACTACTATCATTAAAAGCCATGTAAAGAAATTTATTGTCAGGTGGAGGTGGAATAATTTCTCCTTTTACTAAAGGTGCTCCATGTGTTTTGCCGTTGTAGTTGTTGTATGGAATCCATAATCTGTGATAGAATCTAAATTCAGTACCAGATGCCGTCTCTGTGCCGTAGATAGCTTCATAGTATATTTCTCCTATAAACACCTCATCGATGTACTTTTTGGCTATGTCTGCAGACAGTCCCACGTTTCTGTCTGACGTTGCCTGCACAGAAACTGCAAGGTCGGAAACCTTCGTTATCCTCGCCTCGCCTGTAAAAATTATGGTGGCACGGTTGCGTATGGTGCAGCTGTAGTGCGTATTCTGCTTCCTTGTCTCACTCCTGCCTATCGGACCAAAGACTTGCCTGTTGACGAGAATGTTAAGTGGCAGCTCTATATCGAGGGAGTATGTTCCTTTCTCTGTTAGAGAAGGGTTTTCCTTTGTCATTTTTATGTTTTTCCCTGCTGCAGGGATAACTTCTTTGCCGTCAAGAAATATCTGTATCATTCTCTTATGAGTTTAAGGTAATGCTTTCTTTTTTTTTCATATTCCTGCACAGAGAGGTTAGTCTCTATGCCTTCCTCTATTTGGTCGGACAATTTGCGCACTGTCTGGTTCATCAGCGACATGGTGCTGCGCAACTCGCTGTTGTCCGTCTGTATGTTGACGATGGGAGCTACCACCTGAGCTGCAGGTCCTCCCATTACGTTAGTCACGTCCTCAGCTTTAAGTGAGGCAACCTTGTTGCTGCGTTGTGCCTGGTCTATCAGGGAGAGGACAGGAGCGATATTCTTGTTGTTCACAGCCTGATGGTTGGCAACGAATTCTCCTTCATGAACTACGCCGGCTTCACGATGATAGTTGTTTCCGCCAGTGAAACCACCTTCGTAATAGCCATTGCTTAAAGCTGCTTTCTTTGCCTCTGCTTGTTTCTGTATTGTGGCTAACTGTAACATGCCCATCGCTGTGACTATACCTGCAAGGATAGGTCCGAAGATTCCACCTCCTTGCCTTAGTGCCATGGTAACACCAAGAGCTGTGTTAACCAGTGCTTCTGCGATGCTCATGTTCGTCTCAGCGTCAATCTGTCGGAGTTGAATCTGATTAAGTTCTTTTTGCTTTTTCTTCTCCAGCTTCGTAGTATCTTTTCCTGCCTTTTTTGCCGCTTCAATCTCTGCATCATAACGTGCTGTTACTTCTGCTATCTCAGCCTGGTAACATGCACTTACGTATGAACTGACACCACTTATGATGTTTCCGACCTGCTGAAGTGCAAACTCCACAGCTTCACGTGTCTTTTCTATCTGTTGTGCAGTTTGCTCTTTTTGCACTTCCGCATGTGCTGCACGTATGGCATCGAGGGCTGTCTGATATTCCTCTTCAGATATGATACCCTTGTCATGGAAATCTTTCATCATGTTCTGGATAGCATCAAGACGCAGTTTTTGCGCTTCAAGTTCATCATCGCCATAAACAGGGGCTATTTCTTGCATGAGGTCACCATACTGCTTGCGAGCTTCCTGCATCTGTTTCTCTGCATCTGCATTAGCTTTCTCCATTGCCTTTTGTTGTTCTTCAGCAATCTTCCTGTCATGGTTCATCTGGTCGGATAGTCGCTTGTCCTCCCATGCCACCCATTCAGCACTGTCTTTTGCATAGAGGTTACGTACCTTGGTATAGTATGATTGCTTTAGTTCATACATATCCTGCTCGTAGTCCTCTTCTGCTTGTTTCTTTTCCTCGTTAGTGAGATTAGCATCTACGACGTCTTGAGCGTAAGCCTGCTTCCTTAACAGGCTTTCACGGTCATATATTGTTTTCAAGTTCTGTTCCTGTTTCTTTATTGGGTCATCGGTTGTATTGTTTTGGGATTTACCTCCAGAAGCACCAGGACTGTTGGTTGATATTGTTCCTTTATCTTCAGCAGCGTTGATTTTCCCGGCTGCTTTAGACATTGCATCGGCATAATAATCTATATTGTCTTGAAGTAGTTTTCTTTCTTGTTGATATGTCTTACGTGCGGCAGCTATACGCATACCCGTAACCTTGTTTATTTCTTCTTGTGTAAGAGTCCTTTCATCAATATGCAGACCTTTCGCAGCACGCTTCGCTGCATTAGCCTTTCGGTCATCCATGATTGCTTTTAATTCATCTTCAGAAAGGTCTTCATATGTTTTATTGCCTACTTTTTTATACTTTACCTTACCATTCGTTGTTCTCTGCCAATTCAATAATTTTTCTGTGGATTCTTGAAGCATCGTTTGGAAGGCAGCAGCTTCTGCTGTTGCTTTCAAAGCTTCAATGACCTTTTTTGAATCTCTTACCAACTTCATTTCAGCATCATGGACAGAGATTATCGTAAGATTGAGTTCCGAGAATGCGCTTTGGTTCTTTTTAATCCATTGAATTTTCTGGTGTTCTGAAGATAACCTTTTCCATTGTTCCTGAAGGCTCCTGTATTTGCCGACAAGATTTTCAGAAGCTTTGCCGACCTTCTCCTGTGCGTTCTTCTGCCTCTGTGCTGCAGCACTCAATTCATCACTTGTTTTTGCAGCCTCTCTTTCTCGGTTCTTGAATTCGATGATAGCAGCTCCTACCGTTGCGATTACACTCGCGAGTGCAACCCATGGGTTAATTTTCATGGCTGTAGTCAGAGCTATGAATGCCGCACGGCACGCCTTCAGTGCATTTGTCACTTTCTCGATGACCATAGCTTTTATGGCAGCCGCATTCCATGCAGCCAGCGCAACGGTAGCGGCAATCAGTGTCACACGGCAGTTCTTGACTACATTGATGAGTGCTACGAGCACGTTGACTATTATTCCGGTGGTGGAGATTGTGTATTTTATTACGGGTTGGAGATTGTAACCCAATTCCACGAATATCTCGTGGAAAGCTTTCTTTGCCTTGTCGATGCCAGCTTGTACTGTATCATTCATTCTGTCAAATTCGTTGAGAACGGAAGTACCATCCTTAAAAGCCTTTGCTGCTATCTCCTGCTGCACCTTTATGTTTTCAAGGTTAGTAGCAAGAGTAGAGAGAACACCGACGGCTCTGGTGCCAGAGAGCCCCATTTCTGAAAACATTGGTGCAAGGCTTTCAAAACCGCCTTTTTGCTGCATAGCTTCAAGGAACTTCAGCAATGCAGCATTAGCATCTGTGCTCAGCAGGTCCGTGAATTCCTTTATATCCTGTCCAGCGAGTTTTGCAAACTTTGCCGGGTCCTGATATATCTTTGTGATGAGCTGGGAGAGTGCCGTGCTGGCTGTTTCCATGTGCTGCATGTTCTGGTCAAGCACTGAGGCATATCCCATAACTTGCGTTTGTGCTATTCCTGCCTGATTAGCCGAACCAGCTATCTTGGCCGTGAAATCTACTATGTATCCAGCAGCTGCACTTGATGACTGTGCGAGTTCGTTTACTGCGGAACCTGTTGACAACATGGCACCTCTTAGTCCCATGTCATCAGCATCTCCAAATGTTTGTGCCAGTTTGCCGATATCACGCACGGCATTCTCCCCGAGATCGTCACCAAGTGCTACACTTATTTTGTCAGCAGCATCGACGAACTCCAGTATGGCATCCTTGCCTTGGATACCCAGACGTCCTGCTTCTCCAGCGAGTTTATTTAACTCTTCTCTTGATGTGCGAGTGTCCATCTTTTTGAGGTCCTCGTTCAGCTCACGGATTTTTTCATCGGTCATGCCTGTGTATTTCTGCACATTGGCCATTTCCTCCTCTATTTCCGCATACGCCTGAACTGCCTTGCGTGCAGTGACTGTCAGACCTGTGGCAGTACCAATGATTTGCGTGAACGCTCCCCAGTTTGTATTAAGGAAATTGATGAAACGACTGAAAATTGACTGGTGCTCCTTGGTCGCCTCGGTGTATTCGCGCATCTCCTTCTTTGCCATCTTGATGCGCTCCGCATATTGTTCCCATTCTTTTGTGCCTTTTTTTACCGTGCCATCGCGCATGATCTGACTGAGAGTTTTCACTTCCTTACGTAAATCGTAGTATGTTTTCTCAGCAAGCGGTGTCAACACGTTGTCAAGAGCCTTTGCATATTTGCGTTGCTCATTAAGGGCTTTGGTAGTATCCTTCAGACTGTTTTCTACCTGCCTTATTTGAGCTTCTGTGGCTTTGGACTCTTTCTTTCTTAGTTGCAACAGTTCGTTGATATACTTCTGTCGCTCGTTCTCTAATTCCTGTATTTTGGACTTTGCCTTTTCGTTGTTGATTTCTATGGTTGCAAGAAATCTTTCCTCGTTATGTGCCATAAAAAAAATCGGTATATTTACATTTTTTGTGCAAATATACCGATTAGCTATTGTTTTTGAAAACACTTATATTTCGGCTGCCCGTTTATCGAAGTCTGCGAAAACTTCTTCTATTCTTTCTTCCATACTGCTCATAGTATCTTCTATTATAAATTTGGTTGCTTTAAGTTTCTTGCAAACCACGCTCGCAGTATATTTCTTGTCAGTCTCGTAATAGAAGGAATATCTCAGTTCGGCTTCCCCTGCAGGTGACTTTTTGTTTCGTGGAAAGATTTTGACAAGGGCAGATTCTTTATTGCTTGCAGACGATTTCAAACTACTACCAACAGCATAGGCGGTTGCTCCTCCTGCCATTCCTACTCCGTATAAAGCCATTATGGTAGATAGTATTCCAAGCATATCGTTTCCTCCTTTTCTTGTTTCTGTTACAAATTTAGTAATAATTTTTGTAATTTGCAAGAAAAAGAAGACTTTTTTTTACAAATACAGAAAAACTCTTTTAGTTCTCCAGCGTCTGCTTTGCCCTGATTAGGTATTTTCTTCGTGCTGTCAGACCGTTGGTGCCGCCGTTGATTTTCTTGGTAATCTCCATGAAGAAATCTTTGTCTGCGAGCTGGTTAAGTCCGTGTGTCTTCCAGAACCACATGGAGGATTTGATAGCTCCTACAGGCTGGCATAAAAGGTCAGGGTAATTCACTACATCGAAGCCACAGTTTTTCTTGTAGGCTTCATAGTTCGCTCTGCCCGTGATTTGTATCAATCCCCTGCCTTTGTATCTCTGTCCGTCGCCGTCAGCTTGTGGGGTATTGCCAAGACGCTGCGCGAGTCTGCCAGTGTCATAGGCAGCACCAGAGGCAATCTCCTTTGTGTAGCGCATCTCCGCACTCTCATGTGCTATCTGCGCAAGATAGTGCGCCCATCTTGCTGGTGTGGTGATGCCGAACTTTTCTGCGTACCTGTTAAGATACACAACGATATCATCGAGGGTGTACCCCTTAAAGTTAGGGTTTGCCTTAATATTCGCCTCGATATTAGGCATTATAGCCTTCATTTGCTCTTTTGTTATTTTCATTTTCTTGATTTTTTGAGTGTTCGTCATATATAGCCATGAGGTCGTTGATGCGCAGGAGCCTTTTGAAATCCAAGTGGACAAATAGGTATATGTACCAGAGTCCTCTTGTCTTGGGATATGCCTTGCACAGGTTCTTCATCCCATTATCAAGGTAGCAGTATATGATAAGATATGCTGCCGTCTTGCAGGCATATTGTTTAACTTCGATGTCGCCCATGGAGTGGCACACCATGGCAATAGTCTCAATGACGAAGAGGAACGCTATGAGTTCCATCAGCGCATAGACGAACTTTCTCCAGGAGAAATTCTTACATCTTATATTTACAACTCCGTCAGCTCGCATTCCGCACCAGACGTTGAAGAATGCGGCTACTACCACTGCAGTAACGAATGGGACGGTTGGCGTTACGGCTGCCAATGTCGTGCATAAAAGGAAGTTCCATAGTTTAGGTAGTCCTATTATGCTAAGCGTTTTATCCATTACCTCCACCATAGTTTTCTTGCAATTAAGAATGCTACAAAAATGATTGCTACCAAACAGGCAAGAAACCTCCAGTTCATCCAAAATGGTGGTTCTTTAGTGATAGTTTCTTGTTCTCCCTGTTTGATTGTATCCATCAAGGAGTCCAGTCTTGCCTTATAGAGTGCCACGCTGTCCCTCAGGTAACTTTCTTTTTCCATATAGACAATCTTTTCTCGGTAGTCCTTAACGGTATCACCTGCAGTAGTGACCACCACGTAGCGGTCGTTCCACCTATCTCTGTACTCTGTCACTTTCTGGGTGACTACATTAGTCTTAGTTACAGTGTCAGTCCTTACGCTGATGCTGACGGAGTCTTTCCATGCGACTGACTGTAGAGTCTTATGACTGCATGACGTGCCTGTCAATAACCACATCGTGGCTATAATAAAAGTAATGATGTAGAATAACTTTTTCATTTTCTTTTTTCCGCAAAGGTAGATTGTTTCCTGTATCTTTGAAAATACAAAGCGGTTCAGGGTATTCTCCCCCGAACCGCATATATTATTATAATGTATATTTACTCCAGTCGATGGCTTCTCTCTCTTGTCTTCCGTCGCTGATGCACTTTCCGATGTGCGCTTCCACCTCCTTTGCAAAAGCAATTATTTCTTCAGCCTCCCTGAACTGATACATTTCGTAGTCCTCATCGGTACCGAGCTTCAGAGTTGGCATAGTGTCTATGTCACCGCCTTTCGCCAGCGCATAGGCAAATGCTATGTTGCGCTGGTTCTCAGGAGAAAGCCAGACGATTTTCCCCCTGTACTGCATACCTTCCAGAATCTTTCTCTGTGTCTCGGTATTTATCAGGTTTGTGATGATATCCTTGATTTCCTGCAGAGTGGGCTTGTATTCTATGGTCTGTCGCCACTGGTAGGTTTCATCACCCTCTTTCCCGAATCCGTAAAACAGTTCCCAACGTCTGCGTCCTATTTGCTGGATGCCGTCGTATCTTTCAGTTGCACCGTAAATCTTTTCCATTGTCGTAAATTTTATTTGATGCAAATTTACGGCAAAAGGTATATCTATGAAAATACGGGCTTATGTGAAAGTATATTTCGTTTTGTTTCCGTCAAACAGTTCACTTTTTATTACGGTCTCAAACGGAAAGCCACCTTCCATGTTGCTTATCTGGTCGAGGATATTCTTCATTTCCTCTGATGCAGTGAAGAACTTGCCCCATTCCTGCGTCTGTATATTCCTAAAGCTTACAATATATCTGTCTTCCCCTTGTGAAGTTTTAATGCCAGTCTCGAAGTCGTGGATTTCGATAGGCATATTGCTTATGCTGCCTAATCTTACAGTTTTGCCAGGAAAGCGTTTCTTTCCGTCTGCAGGTGTATAGCTTACACCCATTTCACTAAATTTTTTCATTTTCTGATGTGTTAGTTTATAGTAGAGGTTCTTACAATCGGCATGGCACGCCATACCCTTAAATGCGCCTATTATCTCCTGCCTTCTCTTTCTGGATTTAACTTTAGCCAGTTTTCGTGCAGCCTTCTTTTTCGTTCTCTTTCGCAGGAGTGAGTGAGTGCCGAAGTGCACATATCCGAGGAAGTCAAGTCCCTCTTCTAAAGGCCTGACTGCTTCAGACCGCTTTACCTTCAGCCCCAGTTTCTCTATTTCCGTGACATAAATCTTTCTCAGCCGCCACAGTTCTTTTTTCGTTGCGGCAAACATCACCACGTCATCACAGTACCGGTAATATAGATATCGCATTTCTTTTCCTGTGTCGTACTTGGCCACGTGCTTCAGCATTTCGTGATCCACATCGTTCAGGTACAAGTTAGAGTAGCATTGTGATGAACGCAGTCCCTTCGATATTCCCTCAGGCATCAGGTCAATGAAGCAGTCCAGTATAGGCAGTAATACGTCATCGCTGATGTATTGCCTTATTATGGTTTTCATGATATCGTGCCTGATATTGTTATAATACTTGCTGATGTCATCCTGATAATAGAATCTGGTTAGTTCTGGGGCATCGGCTATGTCCTCTTCCACGATGTGATGCAGCCAGTGCATACCTCTTCCTTTTATGGAAGCAGCCGTATTCTTTATCAGAGTGGTGTAGGTGTATTTCTCTACAATGACTATGATAGCGTGTATTCCTACACGTTTGGTAACTTTCGGAGCCTGTACTTTTCTAAGCTTCTCGCCCTCCATCACTTCCAGGTCTCTGACATCCTCCCTGTTTATGCGAAAAGAACCTGCACCGATTTCTCGCCGTAGGCTCTCCACTATTGCCGTCTTCAGGGGACGGTATGTTTCCCTTTGGTCGCTATGTTCGAGATGGCTGATGACATAGTCAAAGCTCTCGTTCATGTTCTTCTCGCTGACAATTTCGGGAATCAGATTGTCAAGAGGAAAGATGATTTTCTCGTCCATGCCTTCAGGACACTAAGTTATTTTTCCGCTTTCTGCATGAAGCAGGGTTGCCGAGGTTCAGGTCCCTCGCCCTTGCATTCAGTGTTCTCGACACTTTTGTATAGGAGCGATTAAATTAGATGTATCTTGCTGGTAAGCCGAGAGCCGTTGCCGGTGTTCGAGTTCGCAGCATCGTTATTCGCGTTGACGTATGCGATGCCGTTGTTCGGGTTCGAGTTGTTGCCAGAGCGAAGCACACAACGCCCTCGGGGACCATCCGCCTGCTATTTATAAGCGATTGCAAAGATACACATTTTTCTTCAAAAAGGCATGTGTTATTTGTAAAAAATAAAAAAAATCGAGCCGCTAACGCGGCTATGCGGAGAGTGAGCAGCCTAATAATAGGCTCTCACTCTGACGCTTTTCCGCTTGCTACTCAACGAACTCGATTTCGCCTCTGAAGGCAAGCCGAGAGCCGTTGCCGGTGCTCGAGCCCGCAGCATCGTAATTCGCGTAGACGTATGCGATGCCGCCGCTCGGGCTCGAGTTGCTGCCAGAGCGAAGCACACAACGCCCGGTAAGCATCTGATACCAAAAACCGTCGCAATAGAAAGTGTTAAAGTTATTATTCGTTACCACTCTGCTTGGAATCAGGTCACAGTAACGTCCCCAGCGCATACGTGCGACTTCCGCACCATTAGACAAATTTGTATTGAGTCCGCGCACGCTTCTTTCTGTTCCGTCAGGCATACAGATGTGCCAGATGCCGTTAACAGGGCTTCCGCTTGGAGCGATGCAATGGTTTTTGTAGAATGCTTTCCAGCTCGGCACATTGACGGCAACACCATCCATCCATTCCGCTATGTGTGCCCACCAGTCTTCCAATCCCATTGTGCGCACTCTTCCTGATGTCGTCTCTCTGAATGGTGATGGGTATTGTGCGTTCAATGTTGCGCCAGTTGTCTGTCCGATGACATTGGGGGCAACACCTACTCCGTTTACTGCTTGGGAGTTTCTTCTTCCATGTATGGCTATCCAGATATTTGAAATATCCTTTGCCATCTCATAGTCTATAGCAAAATATCCTTCTCCACGGCATCGTGCCAGATTTAGCAGGTCTTTGCATGTGTAGTTCAGTGCGGTGACTGAAGAAGGTGCCCCCACTGTCAGGTCTCCGTTTTCGTCATACTCCCAGTGTCCTGATGTAGTAGAGGTTCCTGTGCCTACTTTCGGTGTTGCTCCGGATATGCCTCTGAAGCGTACGAGCCTGTCCACCGATCCTTTTTCTACGGCGCATAACTCAAAGTTATGTTCTACCCAGTCCGGCTCTATTGCTTCGAGCTTGTCGCTATCGACAGCGATACACTCTACATCATCGATGTCTCTTGCGGCAGTAAAGATGAAGGATGCAGCACCCTCAGGAACAGGAACAAACAGATATTCCCCATCGATGTAGTCATTCTGTGCGTGTGTCACCTCTGTCTTCTGAACCTTTATGACCAAATCGTTTTCATCCAGGAACAAACATCCAGTAGTGGAACTGCTGACAGAGGGGAAGCGTACCTGCTTCATTCCTCTTACGTCATGTCGATAGACATTTGACGTGGTGGAGGAGAACAGCTTTTCTTTAGTGAACTTGTCACCAACGCTGAAGTCACCCATGCGTACGGCTGCCAATCCCTGCAACAATATTTTGCTGATAACACTGCGGTTTGTGTTCTTGGCTGTGCTTCTTGGCATCTGCTGCAGGGTTGACAGTATATAATATTTCTTCTGTGCCAGATGGTCATTGATGCCTTTGTACCAATAGTGCGGTACTCCGAGGAAGTTGTCATAACCCTCTCCTGCAGCATCTGTAGGGTCATACGCTTCCCCATTGGCAAGTTCATACATATTTCTGTCGCTGATCTGCTCCAGCTTCATTCTCCCTTGCCCGAGGTATGTACCTTTATACACGTGCAGCATACTTTGCAGTCTGGTGATATGTCCGCTTGGCTGGTATCCGTTACCTATGCCGTCCTTTGTCCCATTCTCCAGATTCTTGATGTTACCGTCATATTCGTCAGTGTCATCAATTTCTATCATCGTATATTGCACGTTATAGATATCGAGCAGAGGGAAATACTGTTGCAGTGCTTCCAGTTCATCATCTTCTATGAGGTTCGTCATAGTCCATGTTCCTGTGAGACCGCTACATTGTCCGCTTTCATCATACGCCACTCCGTCGGCATCCAGTCCAATCACTCTGTTTTCCATAAGAGAAGATAGTATTGAACTGCTGCCTTCCATATCGATACGAGCCAGTCTGATCCTGGTTATGCTTGCTCCTGCGCTTATGGCATCAGTGAGAAGTTTTTTTCCGTCGAGTGCTGGGCATCCGTCGATATGCAGCCTGTTGATGTTTGCCATACCTTCAAAGGTCAGTCCATCGTTGTCGTTGTATGTCAGTACAGGCAAGTTTACCATCTTCAGCTCTGTCACTGTATCTGGCAGCTCCACTACGGAAACAGGTGATGTCTCCGCGAAAGCCACGCTTTGCAGCCTTGAGCCAGAGGCAAGCAGTTTCTCCAGTCGTGGACATTTGCTTGCATCGACGTGAGTGATGACAGTATCGCGCAATACCAGTTCCTTCAGGAACGGCATGCTTCCCATGTCCAACGTACTCAGGGCAGCATACGCTCCAATAGGCATTGTTTTGTGTCCAGTGTCTCCTACTACGATTTTTTCTGCAAGGGTGAATACTCTGAAGTCCGCAGTATCTGACAGGCTTACTTCATTGAAGTCTATCTCCGCAATTCTGTCACACTGGTAGATGTATAACAGTGCGCCTTCTATACTCGTTCCGTCCGTCCGCTGGAACTTGGTGAAGCTATGCGACTGTCCAGCCTCCAGATATACACTTTCCTTCAGGTCGCCGCTGCTGTCTATACCAAGCCCGAAGTATCCCGTCTTAGCAGCTTTGATGGTAATAGCTGCGTCAGCACCTGCATTGATTCGTGCAGTGAATACACTTGTAAAGAACAATCCTGTCTTGTAGAAGCCATCTCTTATTCTGAAGCGCTTCTGTATGAAACTTGGGATAGATGTCAGGCGCAGACCGTGTAAAGCATAGAAATAAACAGCATCAGCAGTAGGGGTGTGCTGTATGAATTTCCTTTCGCCGTCGAATGACGACACAGTCTTCTGCCATCTGTGGCAGATTTCTTCCATGAAGAAGTGCATAGCACCTTCTGGCGAGAACGGAGCCAGTGTCTTGCCGTTTACCGTCGCCTGTGTTGCGCGCATAGCAGCAGCTACGGTCTGCATGCTTATTTCAGCCCCTGCAGCATCAATTACCGTTGGTTGTCGGTATATGTTGTTCCACAAGACAGAACCCCATCCGGCGTAAGGATTGGAATACCCAGTATTTTCATCGCTCGGTTTGTTCGGGTCCACCTCGGAATCTACTCCAGCATCGCCTTCGTTTTCTTTTCCGTTCAGGCAATCTGCATCATATATCTTGTTAGGATACATTATCAGTGCAGGTTCGTATCCGCTGAATGTCACATTTTTCCAACTGCACTTATATACACCATTCTCTACACTCTGTCCCTCATCGAGGAAGAACATCGGTTGCATATTCTTAGCCTGCTGGTCAACTGCTGCGAGGTAGTCGGTGAAGCCATTGTAAGTGAAGAGAGACCTTGGATTAGCGAAGTATCTGAGATTGTCACGCCAGATATTCTTGTAATCTTCTACTTTTGAATAGTCGCAGGAATTACAGAACCTCAGGAAAGCATAAAGGTTGTATGGTACTTTCCTACCCATTGCGAGGTCTATCTGCAGCTGGTCGTTGTCAATCATACATTCGAAATACTGTGTCCAGGCGGGGAATGTCGTAGCGCTTACATCTCCGCTTGCCACCAGTTTCTGCACCCATGCAGCAGAATCGCTGACTGGAGCCATCATGTCATCGATGCTCGACACTCCCATAAACCAGTCCATGCCAGTATATGCGAGGAGTTCGTATCCGTCAACAGGGTTGAGCACGTCACCAGTTATTGTCCATTTTCCTGCCACCATCTTCATTGTTCCTGTGGTGTTCACCCACTGGCCGTTGCTGTATCTCATGAAGCGGTAGCTGCTTCCGCAATACAGACTCAGGAGATACACCTTGGCAGTATCAAGGTCCTGTGATTGCTTAAATCTTGCCTCGAGCTGGTCAAGTGTCTCATTGCGTGTGCCGAAGTATTCTACGAAATCTCCATCCTGATAGTTCAGACATCCCTTATTATATCCTGGAGTATCCTTGAAACCGAGTGCCACCTGCTCTCCCTTATCCTCTTTCCAGTTACCTTTAGCATGGAAATACATATTAGCACCAGTTCCGTCAGGGTCTCTGAACATGGCAATAGGATGATTTGCCGTTGAGTGGTTCAGCAGCAGTCCTGTCAGGTTCACGGCATTGTCACCAGAGCCGATGCTATATGTGCCATCGTAGAATCGCTGTGCTGGAGTCATGAACTGAGGTCCCAATGCTCTGTATGTGGCGTTCATCATATTGCAAGCGCCGCAGTCATTGGCATTTGTACTGTCTGAGAAGTCCACCTTGACGGTTATGACATCGACGGGTATTGTATTCTCTCCTACGCGGATTTTGTTATTCGCCATCAGCTTGCTTGCTTCATCCCACAAAGCTCCGTCGTATCCCATTTCCATGATTTCCTCTCTTGTATGGAGAGGCTTGATCAGACACACGTTGCCGTATGTGATGCCGTCCACTACGTATGTGGTATTAGCGTCATTCTTGCTTTTCTTCCCCAGGTTATACCTTGCATTCTTTATAGGACGCTTGGCCGAGGTGGTACCCTGGTTTCTCCTTCTTACGTTATAGGCTATAAAGTCGCGCCACGGACGCTGAGGGTCACGGTAAACGAGCGTGATGAAGATGCTGTCCTTCGTTGACGTGGTGTTATCCAGAGCAGCAATATTGCTTCCGTTAAAAGGCTGTTCTATGAGATACGGCATACCCCTCGAAGCAAGTTTGTTCAGAGAAGGACCATTGACGGTATTGCCTTCCCATACGTCCTCAAACTGGAATTCCTCTATCATCACCTGTGTATCGACCAGTTTGACCAGGTAGTTATAAAATTCCTGCATCCATTCGATGGCTTGCATCCATCCTATCATGTAATACAGATAGAGGGCACCCTTCGTTCCGTCAAATCTTATGTTGTTTGCTTGTATCAGATTGCTGCCAGCAGGAACGTAGCCGAGACATCCAGCCTCTTCACCATTCAGGAAGAGTTTCATCAGTGAGTAGCGTGTGCCGTCCTTCTCCACATATTTAGAGCCTGGTTCAACCACGATGCCTACAGTAATCTTCTCTCCTTGCGGATAACTGCGCTTTACAACGGGCCTGTTGCCGTTCTTGCAACATATCACCACCTCACCACCAGTAACATAGAAACCTGCGCCGCTCAGAGGGTCGTAACATTCCATGAGGTGTGCATCATTGTCAATCACGTTTTCAGTCGCGAACTGGAAGAGTAATGCATATCCGCTGTTTTCTATTCCGGATGTAGAAAAAGGAGCATGGTTCATTTCCGCAGTCACATTCTCCTTGATGGCAAGAGCGTTCGCACCGAGGAAGTTCTGGAAGCCGTTACTGGAGTAATTGGCTCCGTTGACTGTAATCCTGAAGTCGTTGCTCTCGATAGCATGGTCACCGCTTTCGCTGTTGGTTCTGTTCGCGAAGTCGAAGCTGAAAGCAGCTCCTTCCGTCATGGCTGCGTCGATAGCACTTCCATTGACGGTGACAGTTATGGCTCCACTCTCCGCGCTGCCACTGACAGCCTTATATATCAGTTGTGTCCCGTCTGTGACGTTGTTTATCTGTATTGTGGCAGTCTCTTTCTTGTTCCTTGCCACGATAAAACTTGCAATATCCCTGCTGTTTTCCTTCAGTTGCACGTTTGTCTCGTTGCTCTGTCGGTTGTATGCAGCCACTTCCATTTGTATGCTGTCATACAGCCTGACGCTTCCATTGCCAGTATCATTGTATCGCAAAGCCACTACAGGCACATCGCTGTCAGGATTTATCACCATCAGCGTAGAGTATATAGTGTTGCCCTTTACGCCGCTGGCGTTGTCCGTACCCTGTATGCGTATAGGGTAGGCTCCATGTGTTAGGACTTCCCCTGCAGCGTCTGCAGGGTTTACCGTTATATTGTGTGAATAAGTATCACGGATGTCTGCCGTTCCCAGTGTCTTCCACTCTCCGCTGATGAATATCTCCACTTTAGCATTGATACCCTCCGCTCCCTGGTTGTTCGGGAACTTATACATAGGCAGAGATTTAACGGAGTCCGTTGTGAATACGACACTTGAAGCATTGTAGTTCAGCACCTGCGTACTTTCCACGGTGACGTCAACAGCCACAATGTTAAGTGTCCTGGTCGTTTTCTCTCCAGCGGTGTCATACGCTATCATCTGTAGTCTTCTGCTTGCTGGAGAATTGAAGAAACCTGACAGGTCGAAAGAGAAAGAATAGTCCTGTGCCGATGCAGAAGAAGCCTTGTTCACGTTAGTATTCGTGTAGAGAATCTGCGCACTGTCCCTGTCAATGATGTCGATACGCTCTATGGTCTCACTTGTCTCACTGCTGCCCTCAGTTACCACAGAGCGTATGGAAGCCTTGACAACGAATTGCCCTCCAGCTGCTGCGTAGAATGGTGACTTCTGGAAATTGATGGAGAATATCTTGTTAGAGGCAGAACCACCTCCACCCTTAGGAAGGAAGAAAGGTTCTCCGACTGGTTCTCCGTCAGCATTAGCAAGACGGAAGGCAATCTTCGTGTCGTCTTCACTCTCTACCTGTATTGCTGTGACAGGGATGTGCGCGTAGGCACCTCCTGTAGAAAGAGCCTTCTTACCTCCAGACTCGGGACTATCAGATGTCTCGACATCACTTCCGCCACCTCCGAAGTCTTTCCACAGTCCAACCTCTCCGAAATCTGCTACCTCTCCTTGGAACTGCTTTGTCTCCATGACATTCTCGCCAGTTCCGTAACTGATGATGAGTCCTTTCTTGGCGTAGGTCACCTTGGTTGTATTCTGATACGCAAGAAGAGCTTGTACTGCAGTGGCCAGAGTGTAATACTGTCCCACCTCAGGTCTGCCTATGAGACTGTCGATGATGATGTAAGGCTCCGAGCCTGCAGCAAGAGAACCGAAGTCCTTCCAGTTCTCAGCCTTTATCCAGTTGCTTTCTGTAACGGTCTTTCCGATATACTGGTATGTCTTCCAGATGCCTGCAGATATCTCGAAGCTGATAATAAGACCAGATACAGCCTTTTCCTTCTCCCATGCAGCATGGACAGCAGATATTTTCTTGTTGTCATCGTCAACCAGAACATAGAAGCCGCTGATGGGAACCTCCGTAGTAGCGTTGAAGATGCTGGCAGGTGCAGGAGCTGGTGCTATTGCCACCATGGCATCATCTTTCCAGATGTAAGGTCTGCCGTTCTCGCGGTCTATGTATATGGTACTATCTGAGAGATTTGCGCCTGTGAATACAAACTGGAGTTCATCATTCATCGCGCTAACATAGAGTCTTTTTTCCTCAGTCTGGTAGAGATATTGTCCTTTACGGTCTATCGAATCCTTCATCATGGCGATTGTCTCGCTGGTCCAGAAGTCCACCATGATAACGTCTTTCGCGTCTGCAAGCACTTTCTGAAGGTTAGGGGAAAGATGATGCATCTCTATTGATGAAGATGCTATCTTTTCACCTGTAACGGCACCATTGGCAATTTTTTGTGTGCCTACGCTGCCTGATGCCTCCAATGCTGCTATACGAGTAGAAAGTCCTTGCAGGCTGTCATTGATATCTGAGAGTTTCCTGACAAGAAGTTCGTCATCAGTAATGCCACTCAGGAAGTTCAAGACTTCCTGGAAAGATTCAATAGCACTGGTTACGTCGCCTTCGAGAAGGGTGTTAAGTGAGTTCTCGAGTGCTGTAATCTTATCAGTGATTGTACTATCAGAACTGGAGCGTGAAGAACTTTCCGACTGCAAATCCTGCTGCAGTTGTGCAATCGCATTCCTGATGTCGGTAATGCCGAGGTTGTCCAGCCTACCTTCTGCAGTTGACATCCTGTTCTTCAGGTTGTTCAATTCCTCTATTGTTTCTCCTGTCAGCAGGGATTCTGCCAGATAGTTGAGCACTACGGCAACCATCCTGTTGGTGACGCTGCCTGGTTCTGTGGCATTATTGATGTTCTGGATAATGCCGAGTACGGTTTCTTTAGATTCTGCCATATTGAGTAAAAATTAAAAGTCTTGTTGCAAAGTTAGATTAGTAATAACGTCCACGAAAATACTCAGAAGCCTTTCAGCGTCTGGTCTATAGTTCTTCCGTTGCTGTTGCCGAACATTGCCTGCACCACGTTGGAGAGATTACCCATGAAAGCTTCTCCGTACAGGTCTCTTTCCACCCTTGCCAGCACCTTGATGGAGCTGAGATAGCGTCTGGAGAACCAGTCGCGTTTCTTTCTCGGCTGCCCCATCTTGTGTGCCTTTCGGTAAGCTTTGCCGAGGAACCGCAGTCCGTTCTCGTCATCCTTTCCGCTGTTGCCTCGTCGATAGCCCCTGCCTACTCCACGTGCCACGTATATGCCATATTGCATAAACTCGTGTGCTATGGTAATCTGTCCTGAGGTGTTATGGATGCTGTGCGAAAAGGAGTCGTACAGCTTGCCCGTGTCGAAGATTCCGAGTCGCAGTATATTCTCTCTCCAGATGGTGACCATCATCTCAGCCCAGCCCTCTTCCCATTTCCTGACATCATCTTCAGTAACGGGTCTTTTTATCTCACGTCCACTGCTCATTGTCATATATGAGGTCTATGGGTTCCTGAACGTAGAGGGTGAAGTGCAGCCCTGTCATGCCAGACATGTAGTAGCGTCCTATCTCCTGGTTAGGAATGGAGTGAGTATCGAAGTACATCATCTTCTCCTCATACGTATATTTGTCACGGATTATTCTGCTGACAAACTGGTGGAACAGCTCTCTGCACAGTTCCAGTTCCTCTTGTCTGCTCTGCATGTTGTCGTACTCGTATGCAGAGAGAATGAACACAGTGTATGCACGTCTCTTGGAGAAGCCATAGGTGCCATCTGCAGAACTCAGATTACCGCTGTTGGTGTCCGTGATGGCGACGAAGCGGTCGTTGTCGCGGTACTCCTCGAATAATCCCTCGAGGTTATCCGTATTGCTGATGATGACAGGGATAAAGCCTTCTTTCTGCGCCAGTTTGTTATGTTCCGTCATAGTCTTGAAGTAGGCTATGGCATCGAAATTATTTCTTTCCATATTTCTTCTGTATATCTTCAGCCTCGCGTGCCAGAGCGTCCAGCTCGGCAAGTGCCGTCCATGTGTCAGTATTCTCCAGAATGTATTTCTGCTTTGTGACGTCCCCTTTGGTCAGTAGTCTTATCTGTGCCCGCATGGAGTCGATAAGTTTCTCTCTGGTGACTTCTGCCTCCCCTGCAGCAGGTTTGAGAAAATTAGGAAACTGCTGCGCCAGTACCTGTTTTGCCGCGTTAAACCACATGAACGTGCCTGTCAGCACTTCCTCCTTCAGTTCCTCTACGCCTTTACCGTCTTTCATTCCATATAGTATAGTGCCGAGCTTAACCAGGCACTCTTCCTGATGGGAGAGCAGGAAAGACTGGTACCAGTTTTCCGCCTGCAGATATTCCCCGAAAGGCAGTTGCTGCAGCTGGAAGTCCACAGCCTTATACTTGCCGACTGTCTCGATGTGCACAGACAGGTGGTCTGCATCGGCAAGCCATTTGAGCGGCTCCACCAGTGAAGGCAGCAGCCCAGGGTCCAGGACGAAGTTTTCCTTCGTGTCCGTCTTCCGGCATAGCCATCCCTGCTCTGTACGCCTTACCACCTCTATGCTGCTGAAGTGCAGCAGTGCAGCAATCTTAATGCGGTAATCCCAGTCTGGAGCCTCTCTATAGAGCCAAAACAGCCTGAAGATATAGCGCAGCTGCTCTTGCGAAAGTTCTCTCCAGTCTTTTGGAACCGTCACAGACACTTTCCTACATAAAAAAGAAAGTGGGGTCTTCTTTCTGGTTGTGGTATCTCTCTCCATGTCGTTTATGGTAAAGTCTTGAATTCTGATATGTAGGATATGAGGAGCTGTAGGTCTCCATTTGCTCTACTATGCGCTGTATAGCCGGCTTGTTTGGTGCCTCGTCAAAGAATGATATGTAGTTGCCCATGAACTCGCGGCACATCCTGACAATGATGATGTCGGCATTCTCCAGCGTTGCCGTCCTCTCCTTCTGCAGCAGCTCTTCCATGTACTCTTCGCTTATCTCGCTGCGCAACAGGATATCTGCTGTGGCGGCACGTCCTATGGCGAGTTGCCAGTTCTGCGTGGTAGTGGTCAGGCTGGTAAGTTCCCGAAGGTGCTGCAGTCGGTAGAAGAGGTTAGGGATAGCCTTGCTTGCCTGTGCCGTTGCCCCCCAGCCCTCTGTCTGAGTAAGCAGGGCTATGATGTCTCCGATGGTGAAGAGCTTATTGATTGTTATCTGCTCGATGAGTGCATCCACGCGCGCACGGCTTGCAGGTGCTGTACTCTCTGTTGACACTATGCCGAAGCCTGTAGCTGTCAGTACGAGGTCGAGGGAACGTGCCGTGCGCAGGAAGGCATCGTTGCATACCACTCGCAGGCATTTGTCCTTCAGCTCCGTCCCTGAGGCGATGGCACCTTCAAACGCTGGTGACACCAGTTCCGCTATCAGAACGCTGTAAGACTCCTCCAGCATCGCCGTCATACGCCCATATACGCTGGTGTTTCGCTCAGGCATCTTGGCTGCCGGAACGTATCTCTCGAACACCTCCTTGGTTATCTCTTTAAGAATTTCCATTGTTGTCTTGGGGATTGTTGGTTGAAACTTCCTTGGCATCAGTTTTCTTGTCAAGGGTTGTAAGCATTATCATGGGTATGTCAGGATAAACCTTGTCCTGCCACTCATTGAAATAGATGATGGTGTTGTGCACTGACATCATCATGTCGTGGGGCATGGTCTCCAGTGCCTGCTTCATGGTGAAGAGCTCGCGCTTGTCTGAGCCGCTGTTGTTCATCTGGCTCTTTCCTGGAGTAGCACCAGCGAGGTTAGGGTGCACGTTGTCCGAGTAGGCGAGGACATTGCTTGCCTCTGCCACGTCGTCGTTATACTCGTTGCCAGCCTTGGTGGTATCGACGGTGTTAATCTTGATGTTGTGCCGTTCCTTGCCGTCGATGGTGCTGCTGAACTCGCTCCAGAAGAGTTTGTCGGAATTCTCCGAACCTCCGAGATAGTCTTTGAGCTCCTGTATGAACTCGTTTTTCATATCCGTGAACGCCTTAGTGTTGAGAGATATTCCATTTTCCCTTGCGCGGTTCTCCCAGAACTCGGTGTTTATCTCTATGTGGTAGCGTATTGTCTGCCCGTTCTTCAGCTTTGCCCTCTTGGCTGCTGTCAGATATCCGTAGATATCGTACCAGCCGTCTCGGAGTGTAGCGCTCCAATAGGGGATGGGGTAGTAGTGGCATCCTGCAGTAGGCAAACGGCAGACGATGGCGAACTTGGTGAACCTTGCAGGCATCACCTTGAATTGCCCCAAGGTGTCTTTCTCCTTGTCGGTACGCGCCAATAGGTCGTCCAGCGGAGCGTACTCGTCGAGCAGCGGCACTACCTCCACATGCTCGGGAGCGTCGTTGTCCTTCCAGTCAGCAAAGAATATGTGCTTCACCCTGCCAAACTCGTCCGCCTTCTGAAAGCGCACGTGGCAGGCATCCTTGTGTACGAGGCGCACAATCTTCTTCCTGTCGCGGGTAAGCACCACCACGCATACGCTGAAGAAGTAATACTTCAGGTCGGTTACCTGCTCTGCAAAGAAGCGCTTCATGTTGTTGCGCATGAGGAAACGCACCACCTCCTTGTCTCGTGTGGGAAGAGGTTTCTTCTCGCTCCTTGTGGCAAGGTCCATATACTCCAGCCCTCTGCCGTAGCAGGTGAGGACGTTGAAGAACTTGTCCTGGCTCATCACGGAATTCTTCTCCACCATCTCCTTCAGCTTGTAGGGCAGCTGGTTGTCGTCTCCCCATGCCACCACTTCGTAGGTGTTGCCGTCATCAGCCCTGACGGTGATGATGTTGTTGCTTTCGGGTGTGCTGAACATATTGCCGGTCGTCACGGCATCAGCCGCTCCTCGGTAGTCTCTTGTTACGTCAAACGAGTATCGTTCCGTCATATCTTTATACTTTATACTTGTTGTTTATATATACACAGGGTGTCCGTTTATCTCGAATATGAGGAGGTCTTTCACCTTTCTTATCTGTCCGTTCACGGGGTTGCGGAAGTCGTGCGTGCCCTTCAGCCAGTAGCTGCTGGTGACTATCCATCCGTTCAGTTCCAGACGGCTGCCGTCTTTCTTCAGAGCCATCAGCGTGACGGGCTCCTTGGTCTTGATGCTTGCATCGAGGAACAGCTGTGCGTCCTTCAGGTGCAGCGCGCTCTTTACTTTACTCATTATTCTTTATACTAATTATAGATATCTTCAAACTGCTCGGAGAATATGCGCACGGCAGTCTTCTTCCTCATTACGTTGTGCAGGCGCTGTGCGTAGGTGTAGGAGAACTCGAATGCCGTCATGAAGTCATCTTCATTGTTTATCTCGCTCTTCGAGTCGCTGAGCACTATCTCCCTTCCTCTCCTGCCGTTCTCCCACAGATACACCTCGTCGGAGCGGAATAGTTCTTCAGCCCAGTCGGCCATAGCATCGTTCATCCACCCAGTGTTGGCAGTGTACTTGCGTTCCTCCGTCACTCGGTAGTTCTTCTGCTTTGTCCTGATGCGTGTAGAGTAGCGTGTGAACTTGCCTTCCCTCTTCAGTGTTCCTGAGCAATGGATGAACTCCTCACATCCGAAACTGTTGACGAACACCAGCGAAGGCTCCGGCAGCAGCTGCTCCTCCTGCATACGGAAATCCTGTTTCCTGCTCCCTGCGCTGACGGTGTAGGTCAGCAGCTTTCCGCCAACGAGGTCTATCGCCTCTATTATTTTCTTAGGAGACACGTTGAACTGTGCCACGTCGTTAACCGTGGCCACGGGCAGCAGCACGGCTGTCTTCTCTGCGATTGTACCGACAGGCAGCACCACCGTTGCCGACACGTTCACCGACACGGCACCGTAGGCATACAGTCTCTCTTCCCTTGTGTATGCTGTAATCTTCTCGCCGTCCAGTACCGTGAGGAAGTGCGCCTGCAGGAACTGCTCCGCCGTCATGCCCACGTCAGCCTTGCAGTAGAGAATGGTAACAGGTTCTATGGAGGCTACCGCCACACCATCGTCAAAGCTGCACCCCATCGTGAGCCGTCCGTATTCTCTGGCGAAAGGTTCGAGAAGCGTTGCCAGGTCATACACCGTCAGCTGCCCGTTGCCGTCGGTGTAAAGAGTTTCCTCCAGTACCGTGATGTCATCACCTGCAGGAGTGGTCAGCGCAACAGTCAGAGCACCCTTCTCTTCGCTGCTGCTGATGACGATGTCGTCTATATCTGATGTGAACACTATGGAGCCTGGTTGACTGACTATCTGTGCCATGCTTTTTCTTTTTTCCGCAAAGGTAGATAGTTTCCGATTTCTTTGAAAATACACAAAAAACAGAGGCGGCCAGCCTTTCAGCCAGTCGCCTCCTTCTCACCTATTCAGACACGAGTCCTTTCCGAGGACCTACTTACTTATTCTAATTGCTTCGGCATATTGGGGTCGGTCCACACCATACGGTCCTGCATACGTGAGAGCACGTATCCTTTGCCGAACATGAACCGTGTCACCTCGTCGGGCTCCAGCGATACCGTGTCGCGCAGGTTGTCGCAGATGTCCTGCGAGGTGAACCTGCCACAGTCCTGAGCCATGAAGTAAGCGTCAAGCACCATTTTCTTGTACTCCCTGTCTAAGTTCTGTGCCGATTTTTTGCTATTCTGAGCCATTGTCCACCTCCTCTCCAGCTTTTGTTATACCGAGTGATTCGATTTTCCTGTAGTGGTCTTTCATGTCCACCAGCATGGCGAGCCAGGGACATATATCCTCGTCGATGGCATCACTCTCGTCAGCCTTGACAAGGACATCCATCAGGCGTGACAGGCATCTCTCCATGTCGTTGAGCCTTGCGTATTCGCTTATCTGGTAGAGTCCGCGAAGCTTCTCCTCCGTAAGGTCCACGCTGTATCTGCCTATCTCTACGTTTACGGTCTTGGTATTCATAGCTCACCTCCTTTTTTCACTTGTATATTTAAGTCCATTGATTTCAACTGTGAGAAGGTCACTATCTCCCTCACAGGATAGAGGTAGATGCGCGCCACGTCCTCGTCAACCCTGCCACTGCAGATGTATATAAAGCCGTCGTCATTCTTCCTTACTGAGGCAGGCGAGAACTTGATGTGTGCAGCATGACCGTTCGGCTTGTCTGCAAACAGCTGGCGACGGAGGCTCACCACGAAGTCCTCCACGTCCTGCAGACTGAGGAACGCCACACCGTCAGCACGCTGCATCTTCTCCACCGTCTTCTCGTAGAACTTAGGCATCTTGCTCTTGATGTAGGTTACACGCGCCAGTATCATTTCGCACCCCCTTCCTGCTCAGCCTGAGCCTGCTTGTACTCGAAGATGAACTTCTCCCTCTCTGCCGTGAGACGCTGGCGCATGGCGGTGTACTTCGTCTTGATGGCATAGATATCCTCCTTGCATGATACCCACGCCCTGTCATAAGCCTCGCGGTGCTGCGCCTTCAGCTTCAGCACCTCGTTTGCCCTCCTGTTGTCACGCTCCAGGCAGAGGGTGCCCTGCTCGTTCTTCAGGTCGCGTATCTGCCTGTCATACTCCTGCACCCTTGCAGAAAACTCTTCGTAGGTCATCATACGGCACCTCCCTGCAGCACTGCTGCCAGAATATAGATAGAACACCAGAACGCCATGAACAGGGGGATGCACGCACAGCATACCACCTCTTCCTTGTTGGCGCTGAGCCACCTTGCGGCTGCCTTCCTGAGCTCTGCCGCATCCGTGGCGAGTTTGTTGCAGTTCTTTACAATTCCTTCCACTGTGGAAAGAACCGAGGGCTGAACCGCTTGCCCGATTGTCATTGTTGTCTGCATAATTGCATCGTTTTTAAGCCATACCAGCGAACCGCACTGGCGCGGAGATACAGAAAACGGCTGCACATCCCGTTGGCTTAAAAACGATGTCTTTCTCCGAGGGAGCGAAACAGTTTTACGAGAGTACAGCCGTAAAGGTTGTATATGTATGGGGAATAAAAAAGCCCCGAGTGATAACTCTGAGCGTCTGACGCGCGCCCTACGGATAGATTACTATCGTTTTTAAGCCGAGGGCAAAGGTAAGAAGAAATCCCGAAACCTGCAAGGATTTCGCGGAAAATTTTTCACTCCAGGGCAAAAAAAGTTGGGCTACATTATATATAATAGGGCTTATGCGCCTATGAACCTGTCCATGCCAGTATTATATGTAGTTGCAAAGATACGGAGAATTTCTTGAATAAGCAACTGCCTTATTCCAAAAACCGTGGAAAATCTTGAATAAGAAGAAGCCCCCTGCATATCGCAGGAGGCTTCCGTACTATTCTTTCAGGAGATTATACGACAGAAAGCAGCTCTTTGCCGATTTTGTGTATGCCCGACACGATGCGCTCTCTCTGCTGAGGTCGTGGTTTTTTAATCCGTGTGGCATAGTGGCTCAGCTGGTGCTGATTGATGCCAGATGCGCGGCTTATGGCAGCCAGTGAAACAAACGGCTCGAAAGCTCGCAGCATGGTAGCTACATCGACGAGTTTATACTCCAGCTCATACTCGCCCTTTGCAAGCCACTCAGGAACGTCATCGCCGTCCTCTATCATTCCTTCCACGTGATATCGCAGAGTCTCAGGAACCTCACGCAGCAGTTTCTCGTATGTGTCGGCAGTAAGAACAACAGCACCAGGCACGTTATCACTAAGTGATGCGCCGAAATTGCGGTCACACCAAGCCACGTTTACAATAATTTTCTCCATAATGATCTATTGTTTTGAAAAATCTCAGGTCTTTAAGTATATCTACAGCTTTTATTTCCAGCCAGCTTGCTTCCAGATGCTGTTAAGGAGGAACTGGTTCAGGACTTCGCTGTTGTGTCCTCTGACTGTAACCTTGCCAGGTTTCGTAGGATGCTTGAACTGTCTGTGGTCGGTTGCCTTGCTCTTCATCTCAACCCATCCATCTTTTTTAAGCATCTTAACGATTTCAATAACTTTATATCTTTTCATACAATTATATTTTCTGGTGCAAAGGTAATAATAATAATACTAATATGAAAGAAAACAAACATAAAAAGTATTACATTTAATATCATTTAACAAAGTAATATGAAATTCTCCACAACTTTTTTCGGCAGGAAAAGTTGTGAACACCTGTTTTTCGTAAAATACTGAAAATCACCTCCCTGTGTCACACCTCCGAGCAAAAGCGAGGAGGTGTGTCGGAAGGGAGCCCGACACCGCCCTCTAATCCGATTGTAATTACACCCTTCAGCGCGTGGCGGTATATGAATAAAGTGAGAGAGGGAGCGAGTGGGAGTGTGGGGGAGCGAGAGGGAAACGCCCATGTGCGGTCACATGGCGCGACGTGACATGGTTTTGGCAAGGAACAAAGCGCCTTGCACCACTGCGCCGTGTGCCTCCATCGCTCCGATGAAGGCTTGTGATGACAAGCCAGTGGTATAGATATCGTCGATGACCAAGACCTTGCGACCACGGAAGAAGTCGGCATCTATCCTGATGCAGTGCTTTACGTTGGTGGCAAGTTCATACTCTCTGGTGACATGGGCACGTTTGCGGTTGCCACACACGGCAACATGGTCGAAGCCGCTGGTGGCTCCAGTAGCCTTTGCCAGCAGCTGCAGGAACCTCTTCCACCTGCGCACGTTGGAGTAGTGTGTGCTGGCAGGTATGGCAACGAGGGTGATGCCAGACAGGTCAGTACCAGCGAGAGCCTTGGCAAACTGTCTCACTGCCCAGCGTGTATAGACATTCCTGCCATCCTTGAAGCCGAGTATCATGCGGCTGACATCCTGAGCCTCGAATGATGCCCGTCTGATATACCTCTTCGGCACGTATGTATGTAGCGCATAGTGTATCATGTCTGTCTGTCTGGAGGTGAAAGAAAAAGGAAGGAGGCTATGCAGCCTTCTTCCTTCTGTTAGTCTTGACGGGCCTGGCATCCTCACTGCTGGGAGTGAGGGCAGCCTTCTTCAGCTGCTCGACGAGGTCGGGCCTTGCCTCTGCAATATTGGTCTGTGCGATATTGAATACATCGTACACCTCCGTAACAGGATAGACCTTATACTTCTTCTTCCCGTCATCGGAGAGATACTTGTATTGGTCGAAGGGGATTTCCTTTCCATCCTCTGCCACGACCTTCAGGACGGTACGGAACAGCGGGAAGGACTTCTCGCCTTTCCTGACATGTACCCACGGCATCTTGTTGCCCTCGGCATCGGTAGCCTGGACGCGCCCCTGTGGAGAGTCGGTGAAGTTGAGAGAGATACACTGGTTGTATGTCATGAATACAGGCAGCTGGTAATTCATCTTCTCGCAGTGCATCATGAGCATAAGCTTATTGATGTCGGCGTATTCACGTCCTTGGCAGTTGACGGGACGTAAGCCGTTCAGTTTCTTGCTCAGCTCATGCTCCCAGCTGTCGTTGATGGTCTGGAGCTTCTCTGTCATCATCTTCGTAAAGATGTTAAGTGCTCGGATTTCCTTACTTACTGTGTCTGAAACTCTGTTCTGGTTTTCTTTCGTTTTCATAATTTCTGAATGTTTTATAAGTTAATGTTAGGGTTGTTGTCTTGGTGTTTATGCAGCCTGTTCAACTGTGATGTAGATGATGTCAACATACATTTCCATAGCTCGTGTCTCTGCTATTGCACATGCCTCGCCGTAAGAGTCAGCGTCAACCTCGAACTCGTAATACTCATTGTCTTCGCATTCCACTGTTACATTGTATGTATTATAGCTTCTTTTACTGCCATAGTAGCGTCTGAAGGATTTACGGTTCAGGGATGTGAGTGATGTAGTTGTCATGATTTTTTGCTTTTTAATATTTGACTTATAAGCGCCTTGCGCTTTTGTAATTTTTACGTGCATATAAGACAAGCAAAAGGAAAGCACCATGAGACAAGGGAACGCCGATATTTTTTTACCCTTGCGGTAAAACAGTTTTTTGGAATAAGACAAACCTGTCCCGAAAAAGTGTAAAAAAATATCGAGCGACAATGGAATGCGCCCTTGTCGGGTGCTGTTTGCTGTAAATTTGCAAAGGAAAAATCAAAGAGCAAGGCAGAGCATATAGTCATTAAAAAGCAATCGTGACGGCTGCATGACATCCCTGTAAAGACTCAGACGGTGCCATGGCAGCAAAAGGTGCTGTACCTATAGTGGAATGAATGAGCGAAGTCTGTGAGTATCGAGAACCAGGAGCAAAAGCGGATGACTAAGGCGCGGCATGTGCAACGGCAGGACACGGCAAGCCATAAAAGAATGAAGTGACATCTATCACGGCTGAGCAGGCTGCATGAATACCAGGACATCTACCCATACCGCTTAACATTCAGAAGAAAACAGAAAGTGAACCAGTAAGAGATGATGACACAGTAAAGGGAACCAGGCACACAGGCATATAACAGATGATATCCAGAGAAGAGCACATCGACAGCGTCTGGGAGCGCAGCGATAGCAAAAACAAAACAGGCAACGTATCACTACGTCACCTGCCTCGAACCATAAATAACTAAAACCTAACTAAATAACAAACACAAGAGCAGTTAATCCTATTGAAGATGTCTATGCCAGACCACCACCGCCTCCTCCGCTATAGACAGGGGTGCCTCCAGTCTCAACCGCAATGCAGAGCGTGTCAAAGGCATCAGAGCCGTCGGTGCGTGACTCGAGAGGGTCTTCCTCCGTCTCAGGTATCTTCTCTCCACTCTTGTCCTTCTGGTTCGTGCCGTTGACGGTCATGGCAGAGTCGATGGAGACGAGCAGGTCGGGATTGTTCTCTTCGTTGATGAGAATAGTATAGGTGCGCTGTCCTCTGAACATGGAGTTTATCAGCTGCTGCTTGACGGGGTGAGACCAAGGATTGCCTATATAGATTTCGCGCACTATCCATCCGTGGTGTATGAAGCGGTCCTTGACTACGGTATGGAAGTCAACCTTGCTTACGCCGTAGTTGTTGCCGACAAAGGTAGAGTCGAAGCAGAATACGACCTCCTTATGCTTCAGCGGGGCATAGTAGGTGCAGATGTCATCGACGAGTTCAGGCAATCTGCGCTCATACTTCACGAAGAGGGATTTGAGCACTCGCAGCTTCATGTCTGCCCCAGGCTGTCCTATGACAGCCCAGTTGATATTGGCGTTGGCATCCATAGCCACCCACAGAGCTTCACCTGGTATGATGTCCCCGTCGGTACGGCAGTCCACCTTGCGCAGCTTCTCCATGTCGAAACCGAGGGAGTCGATGTAGGTCTTGTTTACCTTGGTGTAGAGGTTGCTGTCGGTCTTGGAACTGTAGAAGGAGTCTTCGGAGTGCTCCACACGCCGGCACATGATGGTGGTGCGGAACGTGGCAGGTGGCATGTCGCGGTAGCACTGGGCAATGAAGTCCTCACCGAGTATCTCGAGGTTCTCGATGCTGGAGAACTCCTTATACAGGTATGTGTCGGCACGCAGCTGGTTGATGGTGCGCGAGAGCTGGCGCAGGTAATGAAGTTCTGCAGGAGTGGGCTTCTGATGTGCCTCCACCTTGGCGGCTATCATGGTTCGCACGCGTGACAGTTCTGCCAGCAGTCCCTCGAGCAGCAGGACGTTATTCTTGTCGCATTTCTCGCGGTCATTCAAGAACCACGAGCCTTTCTTTGTGGTCGGCATATCGGAGAACTTAGCTATGCCGTGGTGATAGAAGAGGCGTCCGAACACGTTGCCGTTGCCTCTGTTGGCAGGAATCGTCTCGTCCTTCAGCTGCTCGAAGTTGATGAACTTGGCTTCGTCTATAAGCACGAAGTCGAAAGACTGTGAGTTACTGGTGCCTTTGCGGTCCTGGCTGATGACAGTAGCGTACGAGCCGTTGTAGAACGAGAGCGTGTTCTCCCAGTTCATCGGCTTGATGATGGGTTCTTTCCATCCCCACGCCTTGGCAGGCTTCTTGCCCCAGGCGTAGTGTACGTTTTCGACGAAGCCCCACCTTCTGAGGTGTGTGTCCCATGATGGTATGATGTTGGTCCACATCCTTTTGCTGTTAGGACCGACGAGTGCCGTATTGCTGCCAGGCATACCCTCTATGTTGCGACGTAGCAGCGAGGCGGCTATCAGTCCCTTGCCGATGCCGCGTCCGCCCACCATCGTCATATTCTTGGTCTGCATGGCGAGCATATAGGCTTGCGCAGGGTTGACATACTGGTTAAGCGTTTCCATGGGCTTCTACCTGTTTTGTTATCTGTCGCTCCTTCTGGGTGACAGCATCGATAAGTTCCACCACCTCTGCATCTTCAGCAATATCCTGCAGCTTGGAATGAGAGTACCGAGCCACCAGTTCCTCTATAACCTTGCGGACGTTAGGAATAGGCTTGAAGCCCATGTCAGCGACGTTGAATGTGAACTGTATGTGCGGTATCTCGCTATATCCCTTGTCCAGATCGTCGTTTTTGTCGAGCTGGTTATATTTGCCGTACATGCCTGCAAGACGTGCTATAGCCATGCCATCCTCCTTACGCAAGGCTATGGCATAGCCTTCCATAATCATGTTGTTGAATCTCCATCGGTGCCACTCCTTGGAGCACATCTGCAGACTGCCTACTATGGAGTGGAGTATCTCGATGTCTTCGTAGGCTTTCCGCTTAGAGAGTGGTTTGCCTGTCTCGTCCTTGTAGTTAGCCTGGATGTAGTCGATGTAGTCGCGATCCTTCTTCAGGGGATTGCGCAGCATATAGTTATAGATATCGCGCAGCCGAATAATGCGCCGGATAGTCTGAGGTGCAACATTCTTTGCCTGCATCTCGTCTTCCGTAAGCATCAGGTTGTCGGAATATATGTCGATGTTAAATCTCATTCTATGCTGATTTGCGCTGTGCGCAGCCAGTTGTTGGCTTCCTCCAGTGCTGAAGGGGAGCCGACGTCAGCCAGTCGCAGTGTTTTTTCATGTAGTTCCTTGGCACGTTCTGCCAATACTTTACGGTAGAGCCTGCCTGCTTCGCTCCATTGGTTGTGAAACTCAGCGACTTGTTCGTTGCTAAGCTCCAACAGGTCGCCAATCTGTGACGGTGTGAGCAGAAGGCGTGCAAATTGTTCAACTTTCTGTAATAATGCCTCGTCCATTCTTCAAGTCTATTTCAACGGTTTCGTTGCCATACAGATTCAGATACTGGCGCATGAGACAGTCGAACACTTCGCTGTCGGTGCTTATGATGGTACTCTCAGCACGTGCGCCGTATGTCTGGTTCTGTGAGGTAACAACGGAAACTCGGTGATTCCAGTTTTGCAATAGGAGCAGTTTTGAATGGTTCTGTCCTAAAAGAACATGCTCGAAGGCTGAGCACAAAAGTCTCTCCAGCTGGAGTGTCTTGCGTGCAGCCCTATGGTCGAGCACTATGGTAGAATGTCTGATCAAGTCTTTCTGCCTTAACAGGTAGAAACCATTCAGGAACGGCTCGCTGGTGCTGTAGCTGCTAACCCATACGTCGGCTTTTCCAGTCTGCTGCAACAACCATCCTAACAGTCCCAGAGTATGCAGCCCCTGTCCGAAGTACGCCTGCAGGGGTTTTTCGGACAGAGGACGCAATATGGTGTTTATGTCTATTCCTTTAGGCATCAGCAGCAGGAATGGTGATACCGATAGCAGCCAGCTTCTTCAGAGTGTCATCCTTGACAGTCTGATGAAGCGCGAAAAGAGTGTTCACGGCATCCTGTATCTTCTGCAAAGACTCTGCCGTCTGCTCTTGACGCGAAAGACCTCTGGAGATAGCCGTGCGAGCGTTCTGTATGGTCTTCAGGTTGTCAGTGAAGACATCAACGCTGTCGGCTTTCTCTTCAGTGCCAGTGCCGGCGACTGTTGGAGGTGTCCAAGAGTCATACTTCTGGTATGCAGCTCGCAGGGCATCGTCCATCTGTCGCAACTGGTAGCACAATTCGTTTCCGTCACAAGCAGCATAGCCAGGCTTTGCAACCATCTGTGCCAGCTGGGCGCGAACCTTCCTCATTGTCTGCCATCGTTGCGCATTCTGCTCCCAAAGAACCTTGATGTCCTCAGGGAGGGATTCGTGGTCGGTGCGCTTACCACGCGTGCCGAGCACTGGAATTACAGGAGTGACATTGCTTTTTGGTGCCACCGTAGCAGGAACTACAGACAGTGTCTCGTCAACACGTCTGACAGTATCCTGATTGTATTTCCCAACCGTGGCAGTAGTCAGTCCTCTCTTCAGGATGTCCACGTACTTGTGGAGGTCTGTGCGAATCCACGGTAACAGAGACTGAGGACGGCGCATGGCAGAATTGTATATGGCACGGTTGCGTGCAGGAGATATCTGCAGTAACAGTGTGGCACCTTCTTTAATCTGCTCGTCGTCAGGTTTCTCAATAGAGAGAAACTTTTCTATTTTAGCGATAAAGATTTTATCCATGATGAAGTAGATTAAATAAAAAAAAGGCGATACGAGGCATCACGCCCAGTACCGCCTCGAAAAAAAAAAATTTAGTGAATTTCCGAAAATCAGCCTGCCTGGCCGTTTGTGGTTTCCTCCTTGCCAGTAGCTGCATCGATGTAGGTAGTGGCAGAGAGAGGAATCTTCCCCACGTATGTTGGCACAGGACACTCATCGTACACCTGTATGGCGAATGTTGAGGAGATGGTGCCAGTAGCTTCGGCACCGGTGTCACCGTTTGGAGTGGTATGTGTCTTGAACGCCTCGTTGCCGAGAACGCAGAACTTACCGGAACGGTCCTGATAGATGTACAGAAGATCGTCATCGTGTACTTGACGCGCGAAACCTTTGATGGCATCTTCCATGCCTGTCACGATGGCGTTAGCCTGGTTGTTATACACCTTAGAACCGTCTTCTCCTTCAGATGTGTAGGTGACGTTACTTGCTTCATCCTTCAGATCAAGGAATCTGAAGTACTCACCAGCTCCGAGAGTGAAGTCACCCTTCAGCTGAGCGAGAGCTGCCATGGTGATGTTTTCATCTCCTGGATTAGGAAGGGTAGGGTACTTCACGATAGAGGATTTTGGAACGAAGTACAAACGGCGGCGTATGCCAGGCATGGTCTTCTTGCCTGGACAAGCCTCTACGCTCTCATAGAGGCTTTTAGTATCACATGTAGGATTCATATCGTTTTCTGTTTAGTAGTTAAAAAATATGGACGGCAGCCCCATATAGCTGCTCCGCGTAGGCTGCCGCCCGTCCTAAGCGAAATTAGCCTTCACCACCATCTGCAGCAGCTGCTACGACAAGAGCATAGCTTGCCTGCCCTGCAGTATAAGAATCGTTGCCTGCAAATGATGCGGTAATGAGCGCTGTACCTTCACCAACAAGTGTCAGAGCGCCAGTCTCTGCATCCACTGTTGCCACACTCTCGTCAGAAGAAGAATAGGTAACAGCTACCTCCTGGTTGACTGTTGCAACCTGTGAAGTAGGTTCAACGCCCATCTGTGCATTTACGACTGCATTAGCAAAGCTTACCTCAACGTCATTTTTGACAACGATGGTATTGCTGCTGTTGTCGTTGTCGGCAACAGAAGAAGTCTCATCCAAAGTGAATTCAGCGACCTTCAGGAGTTCCTTGTTGATGCAACGAATCTGTTCGCCATATACACCAGCGTACTCGAATGTGCAGTTCCAAGGACCATACTTTCCTACGTTGGCGTGGTTCTGCTGGTTCATGATGTCGGTACCGAGCAGGAAGTTCGGCTTCACTGATATCTTCAGGAATTGAGAACCTGCCATATTGTCCAGCACTCCGAACTGGCACTTGTTGCGTGAGCCCTCCAAGAACTGCTTGTCGAATGATGTGTTATAGACGAGTGAGCCGTGACGTGCCTGATAGTCGTCAACATAAGCGTCGTAGATCTCAGGCGACATATACATAATGGTGTTCTGCTTCTTCAGTTCCTTGTCACAAGAGCGGTAGAACTCTTTCAGGAGCTCAACGGCGTTAGTCTTATCAATTTTGCCGAGATTGATGTAGTTGCCGTGACCAGTAGCAATGTTTCCACCATCGATTTCCTTTTCGATAATGGTATCGAAAGAGTCGAAGAGGTCGGCAGTAGTCTTTCCGTTGACGTTGCGTACACCTCCTACGAATACTACATCGTTGATGTGCTTGCCGATCTTAGCGGCGAAGTAAACGAGAAGCCTGCGTGCAATCTGGTGCTTCGTCAAAGACTGACCGAGAGCCAGAGACTCGCCATAGATACTGTGGAAGAGAGGCATAGGGTCGAAGTCTTTAGCGCAGTTGCCGGGGAACACATCAAGGATACGTCCTGTGATGCTGTAATCAGCATCGTCTCGGTTCTTTGTGCTGTAAGGAGCGAGCTGAGCGTCACCAGCCAGTTCATTGAACATGACACGATTGCGCACGCCTGGGAGCACTGTTACATACTTGGCCGTTTGGTCCTGAAAGACTTGAAAAGGCATAGTGAGAAGTTCCGTGCGGATTTGCTGACAGCTTTCACGGAGAAGTTCAGGAGTAATAACCTCCTTCATTTCGTCAGGGGTCATCAAGTTAATTTTTGCCATAGTTAGAGGAGATTAAGTTTTTTGATGTCTTCGTACATTTCCTTGGCAGTAGAAGGCTCATGATTGGATTCACCGCCAAGAGGATTGGGATTAGTGTCATCGCCAGCTTCTGCCTTGAAATCGTCATATTCCTTCTGGAGGTCAGCAAGAGCGGTCTCGGCCGTAGCCTTGTCCTGTTCTGCCTTTGCCTTTGCGGCTTCAGCAGCCTCCTTCGCTGTGATGGCATCACTCTTCTCTTTTTCGAGAGCAGAGATGCGGTCATTTTTCTCCTTCAGAGCATTCTCAATAGCATTGAGCTGGTCTTCCGTGAGAGAGGCTTCACCCTTCTCACTAACTGTGATATCCTGAATAGACAGGAGACCACAGACAAGATTAAGAATAATTTTTTTCATTGTTGTGATAGAGTTTTGTTGATTATTTGGGATTCCGACAAACTGGTCGTCATTGACCTTCTCACCATTGTCCATTGGTTCCACAGCATTCATAATGCTTGTAACCTTTGATACAGCTTCGCGCATACGCTGTATAAAGGTATGTGGTTTCTCTTGCTCCACATTGAAGGCAGGAAGTCCGTAGTGCTCAGCTGCGCCTTTGAAGCCAGCGTAAACATTCTTCACCTGCTTGGCTGACATAGCAGCTTCATCGTCATCGTCAAGAATGGTATCTACCAGCCCAAAGTCGAGTGCATCCTTTGCGGTCAGCCACTTTTCCTTGGACATCATTTCAAGGTTTTCCTCGATAGTCTTACCGTTCTTGACTGAATATATATCAGCAAGGCACTTGTCAATGGTATCCAGCTGCTCACGCTCATGCTGGAAAGCCTTGATTAGTTCATCAATTTTCTCTTTGTTGGCAGAGGTCCATACACTAAGCATCTGACTGCTGTTGTGGATAAGCATCATGGAGCCACGAGCAATCTTCACGCTCTTGGCCTTCATGCAGAGGATGGTCGCTGCACTTGCAGTCATTCCGATGATGACCATGTTGCATTTCCCGTGCGCCTTGATGTATTCCATGATGGCCAGTCCGTCAGAGATATAGCCACCAAGTGACGAAACAGCAATCGTCACTTCCTGGTTCTTGTGTTGGTCGAGGAAGTTCTTAACCTGATTAGCGGTGGTACCACGTTGCCATGTCCACCAATCAAACTCTTCGCCTATTGTTCCAGTGATATAAAAATCGTACTTCATACTGTTGCCTTGTTAGATGTGGCAAAGGTATGAAGTACGATTTGACCTTGAAAAAACAATTATTCTATAATGCGTAACATAGGAAAAGTTGACTTCCATGTGATGGTTACAGTTTTCAGAGTAGAATCTGGAACCTTCTCAGGGAAGGGGTTCTTTTCCTTAATAACAGGGAAGGGACGTTCCTGTGTTCCTATCATAAACCTTTGTCCATTGACAGAGGTTAGTCTGAAAGCCAGTCCGCGACTGGAGAAAGGTTCCTTCCGTTTCGTTGAGAATGTAGCCGTAGTTGTATAGACTTTCTGGTTGTTTTCGTAGGAATCTTCGATAGAGACTCCTACAAGTTCCTGAATGTCTAAATCTACAAAATCTAATTCTCTTAGTAATACGCATGAGGTATTAGAGGTAATTCTGAGTGGCAAAAGTTCTTCAATTCTTACCATCTCGATTTTTTTTATGTGAAAATACTTAGACATGGTTGAACGGGTATGAACAGTGTTGAACAGGTTTGAACAGTGTTGAACGGGTATGAAACTTTTTAACGATTTTGTGGACAAAAAGTATGTGTTAAACTATGTTAACCTTACTTGTGTTTGTAACCGCGAGAAATGTTGACGCCGGCACCTTTGTTGTAGCTGTCCTTGATGCGCTGGAACTTCATTCGCAGGTTCTCATAGTTGTTGCCTTGCCTGGATATACCGTTAGACTCCATCCAGTCCATGATGAGCTTGGACAGGGGGACGGAGCGGCAGCCGATATCTGTAAGCTCTTCCCACATGTGCATGACGAAGATATTGTCAATGGCAGAGGCTATGGCATCCTTGCCAGCCTTGGAGATGTAGTTGTAGGTGGCAGGTTTCTTGCTTTGCGAGCCCATGATGCAGATAGCAAGCTCTCCTTCCTGCTGAGTTTCTGGTGGGACGTCAGAGGGGCGTATGCGCGAGAAGTGACGTATGACGTTGTTGATGTTAGAGGCGGCTGGGAACTCGCATGGCACGCCGAAGTGGTGTTCACACCACTCACGCTCATAGATGGGCAGTTTTACATAGGTTAGGATATTACTCATTGGTTTACAGCATTTTATTGCTGCAAAATTACATAAAATATGGAGTATAGCCAAATTTTACCTCAATAAAATTATGCTTGCGCATACGTATATATAAATGGCTGCACACGCTGCACACAACTGCACACATTTTTTTATATTGTTGATTTTGAAGATTTTACATCTATAATCTATTGTGTGCAAAAAAAGAAAAGTGTGTGCAAAACGGGCTTTTTGTGTGCAAAGTGGGCGGTTGTGTGCAAAGTGTGTGCAAATGTGTGCAGAGTGTGTGCAGTTCTTTTTGCTTGTGTGCTAATTGTAATGTGTTGATTTTCAGTGTGTAAGAATTTTGTGTGCAGCTGTGTGCAGTTGTGTGCACGTTTTTGTTCACGCGCGCGTGCGCGTTGAGGCGCATTCAGACACCCTCTTGCACAGAAAAAGAAAGCCTGACACATCACGTGCCAGGCTTCCCACTCATGGTAGAATAGTATAATATGAGAACATTTATTTATCAAACATATCCGGATTCATCCTTCTACTGCGTTCCTCTGCCTCTGCAGCATCAGTTTCCTTTTCCATCATGGATGCACGTTCCTCTGATACACTCTCCAGGTTTAAGTCAAACTTTTCCTTCAGCTGCAGGTAGTCGAAGCACATGCACCGGTCAAACTTGCATATTTCAGCCTCGCGTGCCTGTCCGTTTTCTGCCTTGCGAACCTCGGTAAGAGGTCTTCCGTCCTGGAACACCTTCCATCTTTCGGAATTCTTCATGCCGAGGTATGCGCTGCTGGTTGTGAGGTAGTAGCGTATTGAGTCTTTAGACATTACCGTCTCTCCCTGCTGCTTGGCAATGCGCTTGTATTGACCTATGAAGTGGTTGAGACGGAGCATCAGGATTGGGGTGCTGTTCTTGTATTCGCGGTCGGTTCTGTCGGTCTTCAGAGTCTTTACATATTTTATCTTGAAGTCACCTTCATTGTATATCATATTCTCCTCATACAGGTACGTCATGGCATTCCACAGGTTGCCCAGTTCGTTGTTGGATATTATCTCGGAGTTCTGTCGCTTGATGCCCTGGACACAGAGTTTTTTCATTTCTTCATAGTTGAATGGTAGCTTCAGCTGCAGGTAGAGTGTCTTGTAGGCTGCAAGCAGCATCACCCAGTTACGCCACAGACGGTCTTCCACCTGTGCCCCGTCAATCATGTCATATACTTCATTGGTCACCTCGTTGTAAGTCTCATAGAAAGAACTCTCAAACGCAGAGCGGTGTGACAGTATCTGTTGGGTTAGGTGCTGCAGTCCCATCTTGCGGATGTCTGCAAGGTTGTTGAACTTGTCTTTGGCTTCGCGGTCATGTACTGTGGTGTCGTGTGTCAGATAAATCATACGCGAGAACATGGCGATATCGAGTGTAGGCATCTCCTGGCCACTTACTATAACGCCACAGTCAACAGGCGTCTTCTCTATCTGCTTGCCTCTGTCCATATCGAGGCGGCTGCGTCCCACTCCGTCATACGCACCTTTGATGATTTCGATAATTCTCATGTCGAGCGTGTTCTTATACTCGTCGAGGTGCACCATGCCGTTAGCAGAAGTTGCGAGTGCCTGGCTAAGACCAGGTGCAGTGGTGTTTCTAAGGTTGATGGGACGGTCTCCGATGGTGAAGAAACGCATGAGGGTTATTCCTAATTCTGACTTACCGGAGCCTTTGGGTCCGAAAAGGTTAAGCAGGGGGAAGTTGGTGGTGTAGCTCGTGATGATGTCTCTGAAGATGGTAGCGAGCAGGTAACAGATGGATATCTTTGCGTTATCGCCGAAAACTTCTACCATCTTTGTGCAGAATTCAGGAAGTCCTATACTGCTGTGTCCTTCAGGCATTATAAATTGTCTCTCGAAAGTGAAGTAGCTGGTATCTTCAGCATACAGGTCGCTTGCACCCTGCAGATAGTAGTTATCCAGCCTTTTGTCTGCATCGTGCAGATGTACTATTCCCATGTGGTCTGCAGGGAACCATTCATTATCAAATATACATCCATTGCCGAAAGCCCAGAAGCCTCGCTTCTGCCAGCCATACTGACGTATCCGTATGGCAGTTCCCGTTATATCGAATAGATATCTCTTCAGTTTCTTCAGCTCTTCTATGTTGGCAAGCCAGAGGAAATTTCCTGCGCTCTCGACCTTCATCATGAACTTAGGCAGGGACACCAGTTCCTCGGCATTAAGTTCGAGTGTGCGTTTTACTCCGTCGATGTTTGTGATTTCGTAGAGTCGTTTGCTGTCATCCACGCCCATGATGTGGAAGAGAGGCTTCATCTTGAAGTTAGACCACTGTTTCTCTCCGTTGTCTTCATTACTCCAGTAACAGTTCCTTTCCTCAAAGAAACCGTATTTTCGCAGGTCAATGCCTGAGCGTTGCGAGCTCTTGCGTGCTTTCTCTTCGTTGCGTATGCGCTTGGCATCATTGACTGCGTTTTTCCATAGGTTGCGGTGTCCGTATTTTCCTGCAAGCGCATCGAGCAGGCCGTTACGGGTGAATTCGTCCTGTTCCAGTATGAGGGTGGAGCATATCATGCGGACTGAATCACTTTTCGCCGTGTCCGTCTGCTCGACGTTGTATATCTTGCTGGCCAGCCATATAACGAAGTCTTGTTCCTTCAGTTCCTCCACTTGCGTCTTCCTCTGGAAGTAGGAGTCAGCATCCTGTTTGCTCTCATTGCCGTCTTCGTCCTTCTTGGGCGGTATTTCCTTCACGCATACTCTGAATCCAGCCTCCATCGCTATGCGTCCGTTTTTCTTGACGGCTTCAATGCCTGGAGCATCGGCATCTGGAATGAAGCACAACTTGCAGTGATACCTCTTCAGCAGTTGCAGCTGCTCCTGCGTCAGGGCAGTTCCTAATGGTGCAATGGCATTGGTTACTCCAATGCTCTGCATCTTCATGACATCAGGAGCACCTTCAACGACATAGAAGAGTTCCTGCCTGGCACCTTCTTTCTGAGCCGTGTCGAGTCCGAAGAGGGTATTCCCCTTGTTGTAGAAGAAAGATTCTGCACCGTTCATGTATTTGGATGTGTGTTCCTTGTGTTCATCCATGGTTCTGGCGGTGTAGCTGATGATGCGTCCGTATTTGTCACGGATAGGTATCATGAGCCTATCGTTGTAGAATCCGTAGTCTCTGCCTTTCTCCGAGGTGCTGATAAGCCGCAGTTCCTTCATCACTTCGATGCTAAGACCTTCTTTCTTGGCAAAGATAATAATGTCCTGCCAGTCCTTCGGTGCATATCCCAGTCCTCTTTCTTCAACCGACTCAGCTCCCCATCGCTTCACTGCATAGTCATAGGCGGCTTTAGCCTCGGGTGTATCGCTATGCAGCATCTTTACGAAGTGGGCTTGCACCTTGTCGTATATAATGAAGGCAGCTTCTTTCTTTCTTTGAAGTTCTTCCTCTTCCTTGGTAGGAGCTTTTTGCTCATCTTCTTCTATCGGTATGTGATACTTGTTTCCAAGTTTCTTGCATGCGGTTGAGAAGTCGCAGCATTCTATCTTCATTACGAAGCTGATGGGATTGCCACCTTCTCCGCACGCGAAACAGTGGCAGATATTCTTGGCTGGTGACACGACGAAACTGGGTGTCTTGTCCTCGTGGAATGGACACAGACCTTTGTAGTTAACTCCAGTTTTTTTCAAATCGACGTAGTCTGATACTACGTCCTGAATATTCAGGCTAATCAGCTTGTCTATTACATGTTCTTTAATTCGGCTCATATATATTCTACCTTAAACAGCTGCAAAGTTATTTAACAATTCAGAAACTTCAAAATATAGGCACTGGAGTATATTCTATGTGCCTGGTCATTTATGATATTCGCACAAAATCAGTTCGTTGCCATCGATTTTGTGACGAAGGTGTATAAATTCCTTGCCCAATGCTGAAAGTCCTTGGGCATTAGCCGTGCGAGAAGCACACTCCAGGCTCTTCATTATAAGCTCGTGCTCCCGATTTTCTATTCTTCTTGCTCTGAGTTTCATGTTGTTAGCATTTATAGATGTTTAGAATTTGCTTTTTTTTGTTATTTTGGTTTTATGCCCCTCTGGAGTTATCCAGCTGGGCAGGTTAGTATTGTTAATGAAAGATGATGAAAAGTGTGCATCTATCTTCTTTTAGGTAGTCTATGGGGAATATGTCACTGATGTAGAAATCTATACCATGGTTCGAACAGAGTAATGCTATTTCAGTCGTGAAAGCACCACCGATAAAGCCAAGGCCACAGGGTATGACAATTTTGTAATCGCTCTCATATTGGTAACATATAGGCTCTTTGTAGTGTCCGTTGTAGTCTTCAACCATTTTTACCAGTTCCTGTGCAATGAGATGTTGTTCGTTTGGTGATTTCATTTTAATTTGGTTTTAGTGGGTTAAACATTATTTTCTCCATTTTTTTTAATTTCTAATGACCTTCCAACCATCGCTTTGCAGAATTGTAATCTTTGAATCTGGCGCGTATTCGGCATCCTCCATCAGGACTCAATATTCGCACATCTGCTCTGTAACAGTTGTGCCGATATATCTTACCGTTACGTTTGTATTTTTTGCTGGTGTCCATATATATACTCTTGCGTACCATAGCCTTGGTAACTATATGCTCGCCCGAAAGGTTTTCCTCCAT